TCGAGCAATCAGTGAGGCTGTTATCTTCTCTGGTAAGTATCGAGAAGAAATGTTCCCTGATGATTTGTGGCAACAAGCAGATCGCCTCTTTTTTGGAGGTGACTTCGGTTTTGCCAATGACCCCAGCACATTAATTCGTTGCTTCATTATAGGGCGCAAGCTTTATATCGAATATGAGGCATACGGGGTTGGTGTTGAACTTGATGAATTATGGAAGTTCTACGCTGGTAAAGAAGGGGCAACTGCTGAACAACTTACCCAGTGGAAAGAGAGCGACGAAAAGAAATATCCTGGTATACCTCAGTCAAGGAAGTGGCCTATTCATGCAGATAACAGCCGACCAGAGACAATAAGTTATTTATCTCGCCAAGGCTTTGTTATTGATGGTGCAACTAAATGGCCCGGTAGTGTTGAAGATGGTATTGCATATCTTAAAGGTTTTGAGGAAATCATTATTCATCCTCGATGCAAGCACATGTTAGAAGAAGCCCGACTGTATTCTTATAAAGTAGACAGAATGACGGGGGAGATTTTACCTGTAGTGCAAGATAAGCATAACCACTGCTGGGATGCGGTTCGTTATTCCCTTGACGGTTACATTACCAGTGAAGGCGATCTGGGCGTTTGGGCATCTTTGGGTAAACAGACTTAATTGCTAAAAATAGCGCTTTCAAATTGAAATGGCATTGAAATTGATTTCTCGTTTCTATTAACAAATCAATAACAATATAACGGGCGATTTAGAGTGAGAAAATATCTACTTTTGCCCGTTATAGGTGACATTTTAATTGAGTTGAAAAGTCGCGATACACATAAGCACCATTATGTTAAATAGCCCTCCTTTTTAATAAATTATCATGAGGTTTAAATGTCTCGTAAGCAACGCCGAAACGGCGCAAAAAAGCCCGTTAAAACAGCTGACGGGTACAATAACTTCCAAGCTAAAATCGGGCCTGAAACACAGAATATTCAAACGGGTGGCACTTATGTTCCCGGTTACATTACCCGTAACCGAACTATGCTTGAATTTGCTTATCGTTCATCGTTCTTAGTTGGCGCAGGTGTTGATGCGATTGCAGATGATATGACCCGAAAAGGCGTCAGTATTAGCTCAAGGCTCAAGCCAACGCAAAAGGGTAAGATTGAGAATTTCTGGGATAACGCCGCTATCTGGGATGGATTAAACGATACGTTAAAATGGTCTCGTCTTTATGGTGGCGCAATTCTTGTCGTCCTCATTGATGGACAAGATATTTCAACAGAGCTAAACCTAGAAACAGTGGATAAAGGGCAATTCAAGGGCGTTATGTGCCTTGACCGCTGGCAGTTAGACCCAACCTATGATGATTTAGTGACAGAGTATGGTCCGCATTTTGGAAAGCCGAAATATTACAGAGTCATAGCAGGTAATAACGAAGCGCAAGGCTGGAAGATACACTATTCCCGCGCAATACGAATGGAAGGCGACAAGTTACCCTATCAGCAAGCTCTGACTGAGAACGGTTGGGGGATGTCGGTTGTAGAACGTATTTTTGAGCGTATACAAGGTTTTGATACTGCTAGTGCGGGAACAACTCAGCTTATTCATAAAGCACACCTTAGAACTTACAGCATCAAAGGTTTAAGGCAGATACTGGCAACTGGTGGTGATTTAGAAAAAGGGTTAATGCGTCATTTAGATATGATCCGCGAATTTCAAACTATTGAGGGTATGACGTTGATGGATTCAGACGATGAATTCGCCACTCATAGTTATTCTTTTTCAGGTATTGCCGATGTCATATTGCGCTTCGCTGAACAGGTATCAGGTGCTACAGGAATCCCACTTGTACGTTTGTTTGGTCAATCTCCCTCGGGGTTCAGTACGGGGGATGGTGACCTAGAAAACTATTACAGCCGTATCAACTCACTGCAAGAGCGACATTTAAGGCGACATATTCGCTGGTTGATGGATATTTCTTGGCGTTCGCTATTTGGCGAATCGTTACCAGAAGACCTGACCTTTGAATTTAATAAGCTCTGGGATATGTCAGATGCTGACCGAGCGACAATGGCAAACAATATTGCTACAGCACTGGGTACATTGGTAGACCGACAGATTATCCCTATTCATGTGGCCATGAATGACCTACGGAACATTTCTGATGTGATAGGTATTGGTGGTTCAATCACAGACAAGGATATTGAAGATGCGAAAGCCCAGTGGGAGACGGATGAATTTGAAACCGGCACTGCGCCGTCGTTCGGAGATCCAGTACCAACAAAGCCTACAGGCGATAGTGAGCCAAATAAACCAAATCGTCACTGGCTCCTACGATGGTTCTGAGCATAGCGCGAAGGTCATCACTGGTAATCTAATTGATTATTCTCATATGCTGGATGAATGGTCTACGCTGGTGGCCCATAAAATGTTTTCGCAAGTTGAGCGCGAAGAGTGGGGGCAATGGCGATCTGTATCAGAGCAAATATCGGAGGGGTTGCGCGATGTGGTTGGCAATACGCCAGTCGGTCAAGTGGCTCAAGATATTGTCTATCGACAAATTCAGTTAATGAAATCAATCCCGATTGAAGCCGCTGAACGTGTTCAAGATATTCAGTCACGAGCAATTCAAGCGGTTATCAACGGTGAGCGTCCTGATGCGCTGTATCAGATGATCATGGAAACGGGCAACGTAGCATCCAGCAGAGCGAAACTCATCGCCAGAACCGAAATAGGGCGAGCTACAGGCGCACTCACTCAAGCGAGAGCGTTGTCTATTGGCTCAGAGGGGTATTGGTGGCGAATAGAGGGCGCAGGCACTCGTCCGTCACATTTCAAGATGCGTAATAAATTCGTTTATTGGCATAGCCCACCTACGCTAGACGGGATGACCGGGCATGCGGGATGCCTACCTAACTGTAAATGCTGGTCAGAGGTACATGTACCGAAAGCCAGAACCTAACAAGTCGCCTAGTGCGGCTTTTTTATTGTCTGCAATTTGGCAGGTAAAAGCATGAAATATTTTTTTGTCACTAAGCTGGGGGAAACGCGATATCTCCAGCCTGATGGCTCATTGCTGTGTAAAAACGTTCCCATTGCGCGTACTGGCTCACAGGTCTACTTACCCGAAGAAATCGGATTAGAGCCTGATGCTAGTGGAATGGTGACGGTGTACCGAACTGAAGACGAAGTGTTTTCAGAAGAAACAATGGCTTCATTTGAAGGTGTCGCGGTCACACTAAGGCATCCAGAAGATAAAGACGGCAATATCGTTTTTGTTAACCCCTCTAATTTTGCCGAATTAGCGCATGGTCATATTCAAAATGTTCGTAGAGGGGAAGGTGATAAATCAGACCTACTCATTGCGGATGTGTTGGTTAAGCGACAAGAAGCGATTGACGCTATCAATGCGGGGCTGATTGAGGTCAGTTGTGGCTATGATGCGCAATACAAGCAGCTATCACCGGGCAGAGGGAAACAATATCAAATCACGGGCAATCACTTGGCTGTTGGACTTGAAAAAGGCCGGGCGGGTGCTCGTTGTTCTATCGGGGATTCAGCCCCAACCAAAAAGAAGGAGAGGCCTGTAATGTCATGGCTTAAGAAACTGGTTACTGCAATCAAAACGAAAGATGAGGCTGCGTTACAACAACTTATCGACGAAGCGCCGGATATGCCATCTGAGGGCATGAATTCTATTCCGGGTGTCACTATCAATATGAATACGCCTTCACAATCAACCGCATTACCTGTCAGTGAGCGCACCACAACCGATGAGGACAAAGATAAGCCTGAAAATCAAACCGGTGATAATGAAATCCCTGAATGGGCAAAGGCTATCTTATCGCGTTTAGAGAAGTTAGAAGGTAAAACGACCGATACAGACCCAGACGATGACACCAAAACTGGGGATGACGACGACGAAGAGGACAAGAAGGTAACGGGTGATGCGGCTTACCGTCGAAGCCTCATTGCGGACGCTGAAATCATTTGTCCGGGCTTTAAGCCTACAGGTGATAAAGGGATCAAGCGCCAAGTTCTTGATCATGCTATGCGCACAGGTGACAGCCTCCGAGCGTTTGGTATTACTGATTTTAACAAAGCGCCTAAAGCAACGGTTGATGCGGTATTTACTGCAGCAGCAGCCCTGAATAAAGCCAAAAATCATATTGCGCCTATCAATCAGGGTATTTCTACCACTGATGGTGCAGCACGCACAAAACACATGACACCAGCGGAAATTAACAAACTTAACGCTGATTTCTGGAAGAAAAACAAATAAAGGTAATCACATGGCAGGAAATGCATATTTAACCCGCATGCCAATCGGCATTGTCGGGGGTATTACTCGTCCTCGCGAATCGACAGTAGAAGCCGTTACGTTGGACAATAAAAAGCCATTCTTAAGTTATGGGCTGGTGGGTAAATACGATTCAGACAAGTTTGTACCACTCCAAGAGGGTGACACGGCAGATAAGGTGAAAGGTATTTTAGTTCGCCCTTATCCAATCACATCATTAACGGACTTGGCCCATTTAGGCATTACAGCTAACCAAGTGGCAGATAATCTCAAGCGAGGTTATATCTGCGTTAAAGCGACAGGCGGAAATGCGCTGAATGCGAAAAAAGGCGATCCGGTGTTTGTTCGTGTTGCTGGTGGCACTGAAGCAAGTCCGATTGGTTCGTTTGTTTTAAAAGCTGATGCAACAGCAGAAAACACACCTCAGCTACCTAATGCTGAAATTATGGGGCCGGGTGAAGCTGATGGCCGCATTGAAATTGCTTACAACATCTAAGGGGTATTGAATGTTTACAGTTGATAGAGCAACCATCGACTCAGCCGGTGTATTTTTAGTTGGCGAATTAGAGCGGATGGATCAGACGTTAAACTTACCGTTAACGTCAGTAAAATGGACGCGAGATATGCCATTGCGCAGCGATATCTCTATTGCAGATGAAGTGTCTTCATTTACAAATACCGATTTCGCTAGTGTCGGTGGCCCAAATCCTAACGGTAAAAACTGGATGGGTAAAAAAGGTACCGCGATCGCCGGTATTGAGCTAAGTATTGATCCAACCCGTAACAACTTGACGCCATGGGCGCAGGAAGTGGGCTGGACAGTTTTAGAATTGGCTTCTGCTCAAAAATTAGGGCGTCCTATCGATACCCAGAAATATGAAGGTATGAAGCTGAAATGGCAAATGGACACTGATGAGCAAGTGTATATCGGTGATTCTGAGCTGGGAGTACCAGGTTTACTCAATTTGCCAAGCGTATCACCAGTTGCAGCTGCTGCGCCGTGGACAGCGACTACTGACCCTGATGTGATTGTGCAGGATATTAATTTAGTCCTGACGGATGCGTGGGTGCGTTCTGGTTATGCTGTCTGTCCGGGTAAAATTGGTTTAGCGCCTGAGCTTTTCGGTTTACTGGCAAGTAAAAAAGTCTCTTCAGCGGGGAATATCTCTGTATTGGAATACGTGAAAATTAATACCATCGCATTCCAAGAGAACGGCGAGCCATTAGAAATCGTCTCGATGAAGTTTGCGTCTAAGCGTGGTGCTGGTGGCGCTCACCGTATCGTCGCGTATACCCAAGATGAGAAGTATGTTCGCTTCCCGATGGTTCCATTGCTGAATACTCCGCTTGAGTATCGAGGTATGCAACAGTTGACTGTTTACTACGGTAAATTAGGTCAAGTGGAAACGCCTTATTCAAATACCATCTCTTATTTGGATATTCCTGCTGCTTAATGCTGGCGGGGAAACCCGCCCTTTTATTGGAGTTATACGATGAAATATATCGTTGCTAAAGGTGCTAAATTAAGCTTTCCTGACGGCACTCATTTTGATTTGCTTGAAGGTATTCATGATAGTGCTGAATTTTCTAAGCAAGTGACAGAGCATTGGGCGTTTTCAGCGTATGCGAAACCCCTTGATGAGTCTGAGCTACAAAAAGAAGAAGAAAGCAAAAACATGGGTGTAAAGATTAAATCGCTTGAAGATGAAATCACCGCCCTGAAAGCCACATTGAAAGAAAAAGACGACCTAATCGCGAGTCAGTCTGATGAAATCACCGCCCTGAAAGCGGCGCCTGCAGTGGAAGCCAAAACAGATAAAAAACAGGGGGCTGCTGATGGCAAAAAACAGTCTTCTGCCGACAGTTGATAAGTTCCGCGCTGACTTCCCTGAATTCACCGATACCGTCAAATATCCCGATACCTCAATAAATTTTTACTTAGGACTTGCTGATACCTTGCTTGACCAAGATAAGCACGGTGACCAGTTTGTTTATCTATCCGAACTGTTCACGGCTCACTATATGGAGCTAAAAGGACGCTCACTTGCAGTTTCTGCTATGGGTGGCGGGGTGAACAGCTCAGGGGGCGGTGTCGTGTCGTCCAAGTCGATTGATAAAGTTTCCGTGGGCTATGACACGTCCGGCACAGTTAACCCTGATGCTGGGTTTTGGAATAACACGGGTTACGGTCGAGAGTTCTATTGGTGGTGGTCAATGTTCGGTGCTGGTGGGAGGCAGTTACTATGAGTGGCGTAAAGATAACTCGGGATAATGCTGATGCCATTTTGAAGACGATTAAGAAGTTATCAAACATGGATGTGTTGGTGGGTATTCCCGCTAACAAGGCACAGCGTGATGATGGTGAATACCTCAATAATGCTGAACTGGGCTATCTACAGTCAACGGGGGCAACAATCAGTATCGGTGGTGAAACGGTGACATTACCACCTCGCCCGTTTCTCGATATGGGCATTGAAGATACGCGAGATATCACCTCTAGCCACTTAGTCGCTGCTGCAGATTACGCCATATCAGGCAATTTTGAAGCCGCTCAACGGGAATTAGAACGAGCCGGTATGGTTGCCTCTAATGCAGCCAAGAAGGTTATCAGTGATGGCGATCGGCTTGAGCCACTTTCAGAAGCGACGCTGCAGAAACGTAGAGCTAAAGGGATGGACGGTGAAAAGCCACTTTATGACACCAGTAGTTTACTTAAATCCATTACCTACGTTGTCAGAAATAAGGGGGAATAATGCCTTTACTCGATGTTAGCGAAATATTGTTAGATCCTGATTTTGTCGATATGTCGCTGGTTTGTCATCGAAGCACTCAGGTAACTGATGATGATGGATTCACCAAAAATAGCACGCAAAACCTACCCTTTGCAGGTGTTGTGACCGTTGACCGTTCTCTCGAAGCAAAACGGATGGAAGCAGGGCAAGCCATTGGTGGCGCGATCTTAATTGTCACTCAGTTTCGTCTAACTCAAGGCTACCAATGTGTTGACGCCGATATCGTCACGTATCAGGGGCGAAAGTATCGCGTCACGTTTGTTGATCCCTATACAGCTTACGGGGCTGGATTTGTTCAGGCCCATTGTGAATTGATGGAGTTTGACGGAGGGCAGCCTATTGAGTAACGACAGCACTTCATCTGGGTATCTAACACCGGTAGGGGCAATGCCCGATTACGATGAAGAACTGGAACGTCAAATCAGTCGATGGATAAGAGCGGTATCAGGGCTTCCGGCAAAAATGGTGCTGCCACGATGGACAGAAACGCAACCCAAAATACCTGCTGCAGGTACAAACTGGTGTGCATTTGGGATTATGGATTTTGATAATGAACATAGTCCTGCTGCTGTCCAGCTTTCCGAACACCATCATGAACAATGGTCACATGAAAGCATGCAAATATTATGTTGCTTTTATGGTCCGCAAGGGCAACGCATCGCTACTCAGTTTCGTGATGGTTTGTTTGTTAGCCAGAATAACGCTGAATTGTCTCGGGTTAACCTTTCTTATATCGACTGCAGTCGGATCCGACCCGCCCCTGAGCTTATCAACAATCAATGGGTAAGACGTTACGACATTACCGTGACATTACGCCGCAAAGTCGTTCGTGAGTACGGCATTAAAACAATCGTAGACGCCCCCGTTAAATTCTTTGGAGAATAATCTATGCAGGGATTACCTGTTTCTAACATCGTCAATGTGACGGTGAATATGGCTGCGCGTGCTGCACAGTCTCGTAATTTTGGCTCCCTGCTTATTCTCGGGGCCAGTAACGTTATTGATGCGCATGAGCGTATTCGTCAATACAGCACACTTGATGCGGTTGTTGCCGATTTTGGTGTGGATTCACCTGAGTATAAAGCCGCTCAATTGTACTATTCACAGTCACCTCGCCCCATTGATCTCTTTGTCGGTAAATGGAACAAAACAGCCACGCTGGCGGTATTACGTGGTGCGATACTGACGAAAACAGAACAAGCGATGGCCAACTTTAACACTATTGCGGATGGCTCGTTTAATATCACAATAGCCGGCAAAGCAACGACCGTTATTGGCGTAGACTTAACCAAGGAAACCAACCTTAACGGGGTTGCTGCGCGAGTCTCTGAAAAACTGACTGATGCAGAGATTGTCTGGACAGGTGATCGCTTCACTATCACGCTCACCAAAACGGGGGAGCTTGGTTATTTCACTACAGGCTCAGCTGGAACTTACCTCGGCGGATTGATGAAGTGTGATGAAAGCGCTGGCGCGTTGATTATCTCACCTCAAAAACCTGAAACTGCGTTAGAAGCCGTAGTCAAAATGGCAGATATTTCCGGTGCGTGGTATGGCTTAGTGATCGCAGATGAAAGCCTGAGTGACGATGATGTGCTGGCTGTGGCGGATTATATCGAAGCCGAATCACTATCACGCGTTTATGGTCACACGGTCATGAAAACGACGGTTCTTGATGCGGATGTGGATACCGATATTGGCTCAAAACTCAAAGCAGGTAAGTATGCACGCACGTTCTGGCAATATACGTCCAGCAAACCTTATGCAGTCGCGTCCTTATTTGGTCGTATGTTTACGGTCAATTTTAACGGTAACAACACCACGATCACCCTGAAGTTCAAACAAGAGCCTACCGTGACGGCTGAAACACTCACTGTTTCGCAAGCAAAAGCCATTAACGCCAAAAGCGGTAACGTGTTTGTGAATTACAACAATGACACCGCCATTATCCAAGAAGGCGTGATGGCTAACGGTGATTTCATTGATGAACGCCACGGGCTTGATTGGTTGCAAAACTATGTGCAAACCAACCTGTTTAACTTGCTCTACACTCGCACAAC